TGGTAGCGGATCTGTTGCCTCTGCTGGTGCAGAAGCCCTACTTTGCATACCTTCAAGTAAAGCAACCTCACCTGTTGGTAGTGTAGCACCTGTTCCTTTATATATGTCGGGGTGTTGCAGGGGAACAGGGTTAGCTTCTAAACTTGGAGAGCTAATACCAAATGCATCTACTACTTCTTTAAAAGTTTTTAACTTTAGAACCTGCGCTACTTTTGAACCAAGCCAGTTTCTCATTTTATTAATAGGCTGGTTCTGTGCCTGTATCCTCTCTTCAAGAATAGTCGTATCTGCTATAAAGTCTCCCCCTGGTTCATAAAACGCTTTTGAAACAGTTTTACTGTCTATATGTCCTAAACTTTGAGATATTTGCTCTGATGTAAAACCAGCCTCTTCTTTAAAGATTGCAGTAAGAAACTTTCTGAAGAACTTTGTAGTAAATTGAGGTTTACTTTTAGCTTCTTCAAATTTTACTTGACTCCAGAAATCAGCAAATGTTTCTCTAAGTCCTGCATTAAGATAAGAATCTGCAAGGTTGCCTGTATTTACATCTCCAAACAATGAGAAAAAACCATCCTTAACATGCTTTCCTTGTGCTGCTACGGCTCTTGCTTGATCCTGGAGTAATATTCCCCATCCTTCCCCCAGAGGTATTGGAAAGTATCTTTTCATACCCACAGCCTCTTGAGATATATGTATTTGGCTTGGATCTGTAATATCAAAATAAGGAGGTAGTTTGTGATACTTATTTTTTAAAGCTTCTTCAAATGCTGCTTTATTGCCGCCCCATTTTTCAGGATCATAGACTACTGTTGCCAAAGTATTACTAATTCTTTCCTGATGTTTACCAAAAAATAAACCTGCAATTTTGTAGGTGTTATGATCTACAGCGTCTGCTCCTGCTAAAGGAGACTGCATGTTACTTACTACTTTTTGCAGACCTTGGATAAGTCTTGCACTGCCCATCCAACCTGTTGGTTTTTGTGTACGTCTAGGCTGCATAGTAATTGTTTTTTCTATATTTGCGCCTAGCTCTTTTACTTTCGTACTAATCGAGGAAGGAACGACTTTTCCAAGCGTATCTTTCCAAATATGATGTATATCACGTACAGCATTTGCCAGAGTTCTGGGATATTGTATTTCCCCTAATTTTAAAGTTTGTAGAATGTCTGGATCGTTTAAAGCAACAATAGGCAAAGCTCCCGTAACAGTTCTTATGGGTACTTGACGTTTTACATTCTTGCCATCTATCTCGTCTACTATTAGAAAAGTAGTGGGTATATTTTTCTTTTTATTATTTAGAATATGTGTGCCTAAATTATCCTTTATCTTATTTTTAAAAAGTCGGATATTTTCCCAAGCTATTAAGGAAGTAGGGCTAGGATTAGCAACTTTTGTCCCAACTCCTTTTGGCCTACTTTTGTGCGGATAATGCTCTATACCTGCAGCTTTAAGAACTGCTAAAGCTTGTGGGTAGTCACGCTGTAATATTGTATCGTTAAAGACATTTAGTCCTCCTCTCTGTAAAGACATAATCATGCTTTGACGAATAGTTAGATCTTCAGGAGGTATACTTAATAATTGTGCTTTCGTTGGAACGTCTTCTGGTAGAAGGCTTTCTATGTTTCTCGATTGTCTCTGTCTATAATCGTCAGGCAACGGAGATCCTGTGTTCTTGAATCTTGTAGCAGTCTTAGCGGCATCCCTATCAGTAAGACCAGCGAACTCATCTTCAAAAAAGAGATATCTGATTAGATATTCAAAAGCTTGCGCTTCATCTATTTTTGGTGTTTTTGGTGGCATTAGTATCCAAATACTCTGTCTGCTGGTTCAAAGGTTTGTTTCTTGATCTGATTAAACAGGCTCTGCTGTGGCAGTCCTGTTGGTCTTGTCATGCACATGTACCTCAGTGCATCGTAGGCATGATCTTCTGCCTTGGTATCAACGTCCTCGCTATTGGTCTTGGACAATGGTAGAGTAGGTAGAGTTCGTACTAGGTTTGTACAGGTTGCGAATACCTTTAGTTTGGGTTCTCCTGTACGTTCATTAATAGCGAGTCGTCGATGTAGTTCTATCTTTCCAGGTAGTCTGTTCTTATCTGCTGGTATCCATCTTACGCCGTTGCGTATCATGCTTTCTGCAATACTTGGTCCTGTTCCATGCTTTGACCAGCATGATCCGTCAAGAACAGAGATCTGCATCAATGGATCATCGGCCTCTAGAGCGTTGACTATCTGTGCCAATGCTTCTCCTGTATAGCCCTTGTCGTAGAGTTCCCGATAGATCCATATCGTACCGTCCCAATCTACTGCGCCCCAAAGAACGCAGCTAGGACTACTATAACCATAATCGGCTGCTCGTAAGCGAGGCCAATTGTAAGGTACTTCAAATGGTTCAACAACATGTACACGCCGTTCAAATTCAGAGAATGCCGCTCCGTCTGCTACGTCCCAATCACCCTCCAGAAGCCTTCTTCGTTCTACCTCTGGCAGGGAGAGCAGCATTGCCTCGTACTCTCCACTCTCCATCAGGAAAGGATTGTCTGTTAACCTTGCAGGTATAAACCTTCTTTGGTAGAGAGGCTTATCTGGGTGTACTGGATGGTTAGGTCCATAGCGTAGGATCTTCTTTGACTCTATATCTGTAGCCCAGAACGGTTCGTTAGGAACAGCAGGATCTACAAACATTCGTTTTAACCACCAACCACCTATACCTCCTGGGTTGGCAGACGCTCGCATGTACGTCTCTATACTAGGATCTGTTGTACGTAAGCGAGAGCGAAGATAATTCCAAACATAAGGAGTAGGATACTGTCCAAGTTCATCAATACCTATCCATGTAAAACTCTGGCCCTGATACCTTGTTACATCGTTGTCCTTGTCAACGTAGCTGAACAGGGCCGTTGCACCGCTGGGAAAGGACCATGTACTCTTTGACTCTCTAAAGATTGATCCAGGAAATGCCTTTGGATAAAGCTTTCTGGATTGATCTATAAGTTCTGTTAGCTCTGCTAACGTTCTCCGTAGAAGCAAAGCTCTATGGTTTCCGTTGGCAGCGTAGCGTAGCAAATCTACTAACATTGCGAATGACTTGCCGCCACCTGCAGCACCTCCGTACATAACTTCTTTCTCTGGTGCTGCTAGAAAATCAACTTGTGGTCCCTTGTTAGGTCTAAAAACCACATCTGTGTGATCTTCTATGGACTCTTTTATTTCTTTTGGGAGTGAGTCTATAAATTCCTGTGTTGTTGCACCGCCAGTTCCTGCAAGCTTCTGCCCATCTTTGTGTTTGTCCTGCTTGACCTGTAGGTTACTTAGTTTCTTTTCTATTGCCTTTTGACGGTCTTTGCTGACTTTTAACTCTTTGCGTACCTGTCGCTTCTTCTTTTCACTTCGTGATACGTGATAGTTGCCCTTCTCTCCAGGTTTTAGCTTGGGGCGAGCCACTATGTTACTTTAAACTACCTTTTGGCTTTCTAGGATATCCTGCAGGTTTACCGCTGTAATACTTTTTTATCTTTTTAAGTCTTTTCGTTTTTGGCTTTCGGACACTTGATGGTGATTTTTGATATCCCTTTTTAGCTGCTTCACGTTTTCCAGCAGGAGTAGACTCCTCTAATAAACTTTCCAAGTCTCTTGGTGGATTAAAAAACTCTACATGAGCGAAACGATCTGGACCACGACGATATCTCGCAAGAGCCTCCTTGTTTACAAATTCCCTGCCATATTTGTCCTTTGGAGCTTCTCTGGTCATTGTTTTTTATACCTTGCTACTCTGCCGCCATAGGCGTAGTTCTTATCTTTTTTAAACTTTTCCCTAGCTGCTTGTTTCTTAGCTGCAAACTTTTTTCTAGCACTTCGTTTTTTCCATTTTTCAACTAAATACTTAGGTATCTTATCGCCTTCTAATAAAATTTCTTCAATCTCTTTACCTTTAAAACCTTCCGCTGAAAGAAAATTTTTAAAACTCTTTGTCGATGCTGCACTCTGTAGTATATCAGCTTCAGCACGTAAAAACGCTGAACTAGTAACCCCTCTTTTTTTACTATAATCTCTTGAAAGAGCTTTACTACCGTTTGACATCACGCTGTCTCCTGATCTATAACAATCTCTTTTGGTTTGTCCTTTGAAGG